CCGAAACTAAGATTATTACCCTACTTAAGGAATAGAGAAAGAAAATATTATTTTCTTTCTCTATTCCTTAAGTAGGGTAATAATCTTAGTTTCGGCACATTACTGAGTAACAATTTTAGTTTTTCGCGTTCAGTAAATAAATAAAAGGATCTTATTTTGTAATTATCATGTTAGAATATAAAAACCAAAATTTGAATCCGGGTTTGAAACATTTACTGATCCAAAAAGCAAATCAGTAATGGCTGGATACACACCTGATGTTACAGCATTCCCATACTTTGGGGGCTCAGACAATAAAGCAAGGGAAATTTACGACTTGTACGACTTTAAAAATCGTGCTGAGGAAAGTTGCGGCGCACATGTAGTTATGTCTGACCTTATGGATAGGGTTGAACGCTCAGAAAAACACGAAAAATATTGGCGGACTTGCTATGCTGATCAGAAAAAAATTGAACGTAAAAAAGATATCGAAATTAAAAGTCTTAAAAACCTTATCGCCTGGAACGAAACAATTTTGAACGATCCGCGGTTAGAAGTTAGTTATTGCGACCACTGCGAGTGTTATAAATTTAACGACGATATAATGTACTGGTACGGAGAGGGACCCCGTTATCCTGAAAGGGACGAAAAGTGTATTAATAACGACTCTGACACGATATGCATTGAGTGTCTGGGCGATCATACAGACGAGGAAGAAGGACACGAAGGTTGATTAATTTTTATAAGATAATTTAAATAATTTTGTGCTTTTAATAAATCTTCTAATCCGTTTTTTTGTTTATATCTTGATATATATTTAATTATATTACCTTCATTAAAATCTAAATTATTCGCAGTTATATAATCTCTTGGTTCAATTTTATTATTATAATGTATGGGTTTAATATTTTTAGTTTCCATTTTATTATATTCTGTAAATACAATTTTCAAATTTGAATATATTTTTAATTAATAATATAAAAATGATAATACAAGGAAAAGATGGAACTATATGTACCTACTGGAATGATTTACTTATATCTTCCTTACCTCTAGGAAAAAGGAAAGTAAAAGACTACGAAGATGCTACAAATAGATTTATTTTACAGTCTTGTAGATCAGGGTACAAAATAAAAGATTTAATTATGTGCTCCAGAGCGTATTGTAATACAGTCTTTAAAAAGAAAATTACTAAAAAAAGAATTGATCGTGACGAACACCATGCATTCAATATGAGCCTACTTGCCCTTATCAGATTAAATCAAATCGAAGGAGATGATGTTACACTTATATGTCCTCGTAAAAAATCACGCCAATGATAAAAAACCTTGTTCGTCTTCTGTAGTATATCCTATATCTTCTTCTTCCGCTGAACCCTCACTATCACTATATTTATCGCTTTTTACCCACACAGGAGGTAGGTAATCAATATCGAACAGATCTTCAAAATGTATTTGTAATTTAGTCACTAAATCTTTTTTATCATTCTCCTTTAACACTTTAATTATCTCTTTTACATCTTCCACGTAAATATTTTCCATTTATTAGTAGTTTACATTTTTTATTTATGAAGTACAAAAAATTATCCTTTATTTGCGAACATATACTTACTTTTTTTAATTCATCTATTTCAATCTGTAGTTCCTCCATCTTTATCATAATATTTTCCATCTTTATCTTTAACAAGATTTTTATTTTGAACCAAATAATGATTGAATTAAATTCACAGGTAATGCTTTATTCTTCTCGATTTTGTATATCACTGCTGAATTGTTGTCCACATTTGCGAATGATCCATCGGGATCAGTTATAGTAGTTGTGATACTTGATAATGGTTTATTACGTGTAACAGTAAATACTAAATCCGACTGACCTGAGTTAAAAAAATCACCTGATTCAGTACTTTTCATTACATGAGCCATGACTGGTAATCTTTCACCACTATCTCTACCACCCATATACTCAGCATCATCTATTAAATCAGACCTTATAGTATAAAATGGATTTAACATTTGTCTTGGGGGACCGCCGTCCGCAACAACACTAAGACTACCACTATCAACTACAACAGGAGTATTATATGCTTTGCCTGCTGCTGAAGAAGTCCTGTGATATTGTGCCGTGAGTACATTTGGCTGATATAGAGTATTCCCAAATATATTTTGATGATAAAATAATGTATCTTCTGCTTTTATAATCGCAGATGTTGATAGTTTATTTAATTTAGTCATATTACCTGTATTTACTCTTTTTTGCATCGTGTTTTCAGGGGTGATTGGTGAATTGAATTGTTCGTATGTAAATCCTAATATACCCATCAACGAATCATTCCACTGACTTTCAGGAATATTAAATGTTTCTACTGCTATTCCTGAATGTGAATCAATAATTGACATAGGAAATATATTCACATTATCAAGATCAATCGCAACTGCCGTTGCCGTCGTACCTGCGGGACCGCTCGCATCAATGCTTATCTTATTAAGATACGGTTGCATACCAGGACAAAAATTTTGCCTTCTTAATCTTTTATTTATTCTATACACAAGTGCCTGACTACCTGTATTAGCATCATACTTTGCTTGTCCAGCAGCACCATCATTTCCTAAATATTCGGAAGTATATAAATCAGTGAAGGCAAATCTATCCTTTACATTATCATATGCTAATTTAGGTGATGGAGCACCTAAATACATTTTATTGATTACCTTACCAAGATTAATGATTTCCCCTCCTGTTATGGGACCGTTCTCGTCCTGGTTCTCGAAACCAGTTCCCATATTATTTTGTAAATCAACATTTGATGATGGAGTATATAATCCAATGCAACTATTACCATAGGCGGTAAAATGAGGATCATATCCAATAAATCTTTGGTATTTATCCTGACTATACTGACCCTCTAACACCGCCGTAGTACCTCCTATAAAAAATCCAGCATCATTATAAAAAAAGCCAGGAACACCACCTATACCATCTGCGAGAACTTGTACATTGTTCCCATTCTTTAAAAACATTCCATATGATAATAATTTATCTTGGTCGTTATACATAGGTTCTTCAAAAAATGTATTTTCTTGTTCTTTGATATACGTAAAAAATACTGGAGCAGAATTAGTATTATATTTAACATTCGGCTGTTCATCGGCACCCGGATTGGGAGACGCATAATATAAATCACTACCAAAATCTTTTCTTGTTGATGTGGTCGTTTTATCTGAATCATCAAATGCTTGTATCATGTCTATATGTAAAAATCTTGAATTATCAGAAGTGAGTGCAACCAATGTATCTGTGATTGTAAATGTTAAACTTGTTCCTTGGGGAATTATAGCATTTGTGACCCCATCTATTGTTATGTTCTGTAGTAATGAAACCCCACCAGTTATATTTTCTATACCAGTTACATTCACAGTATTAGGTGTTAGTGATGTACTAGTTAAAGTTATTTTTGTAGTCGCTTTACCAATACCAGGATCAAGACTTAATCCAGGAGGGGTCACGACAAATACTTGAATTACATTCGCAGCAATAGGAGTATCTGTATTAGTTGTTAGTGCTCGTGTTGATACGACTTCTGTATTGATACGATCATGATATGGACTACTTGCATTCCTAAAATCCCAAAATTCTGGGTATAGTTCCTGTGTTTTGATCCATCGTGAAATCCTTTCAAGATTTGATGCGTTGTAAGCTATATTAAATGTTATTCTTAATTTTTCTTTATCTGCTATAGCATCACTATTTACATTTGTTATTTGATCATATCTATTACCCCCATGAAATAATTGTGTTCCCCAATCGCTTCGACCTGATTCCACAAATTCAGGTCTTTTAAATGCTACAAACTGATAACAATTTATCCAATCCAATCTTTGCTGTGTTACTTTAGCCGGATCACCTGTCCCATTAAAATCAAATTTTTGACATGATGCATTATTAACCTCTGAAAATGTAGATCCATTAGCACACGTGAATGTTTTATAAGTATCAGTAGAATATGTAGCAGCAAGAACAGATTGTTGTAAGTAAGATTGCTTTGAACTTGGATTATCCCCAGTTTCATAACTATAATATTGCCGTAAACTACTCGCATTTTGTAATCCATCTGAAAATGTTTCTGCTACAAAATCAGCACTACGTCTTCCTGAAGGAACTGATACATCTAATTCTTCCCTATATAATATGTACTCTGAAACAGCAGGATCTATACTACCATTCCCATTACAAAAACGCTCTAAAGAAGGAACACTTGGTTTAGTAGAACTCGCATTAAACCATGTCGTTCCATTGCGAACAAAGACTGTATGCTTTGTACCGTCCATACGAACCTTTAACATTTCCCTGTTATTTATCCAAGTAGCACTCCACTTACTATCTTCATTTCTATCACGCTGATAGTCACTTTCCACTATTGTACCATTCCTCTGAGAACATGTTGTTGCTCCCTCATCAAAACTATCAAACTTCAACCAAGGTTTAAAATTATCTGCTTCTGCGATAGTTGCCTTCTGGTAGGCAAATCTTCTCGGTAATGAAAAACCATTTTCTCCGTTAGCAGTTTTTAAATATTGAATTGTCATCGTGACATTATTATCATTTAGTGTTCTTCCAGTTTGTAATGTAAAATAATTCACCGCGTCTTCGGTACTTAGTGCTTGTTTATATCCATCATTTAAAAAATCTGGATTTTCATGATATGGAGTAAATCTTACAATATTATTTAATGAGATGGTTTGTAAAAAATTACCTTTTAATTCTATGGTCTCCTGACCTGCCCCTATCTCTGATATTATAGCACTATGAACTGATACTCTATCTCCTGCTTCTAACATAAATCCATTGTCCACTTTATTCATGAATAATGCATTGTTTTTATCATTTCCTGATCCAAATTGTACTGATGATCTGTTACTACATTCTAAAATTTTCAAATCGACATAAGGTTCGGTTTGAACTGGTTGTGACATTCTATTAAAAAGAAATATATAAAAAATTATCTTAAAATTAAATAATTTAAGCAAATCCTGCTGTTAGGAAACCATTTTCTAATACAGCAACTCTGGCGATTTCAATGTAGCTTCTTTGGGTGTAGGTGTTAGTTCCATCAAGGGCGGCGAGTTCGTTGACCTGTGTGGTTAATTCAAGACCGCGTGCATTGACACGACCAGAAGGAAGTTTGTAGGCTTGGAAGAAAAAGTTTCCAAGAACACCAGTGGAAGCATTCTGTACATTGTCTTCAAATGTATTGGCGGTGAGGACATTACCTTCAGCAGCATACTCTTCGCGTGTTACAAATGGTAGTGAAAACTCAGCACGACTCATCTTGTCAAACAATACAGCCGTGTTGTTAAGATCAATCGGGAATACAAAGAAATCATTGTATCTAATGTTAGTCGTCATAGTACCATTGTTCTTAGCACCCGCCGTCGTATAATCACGTTTGGGAGCAATAGCAGAATATTTATTACAGATAAATCTTTCATTGCGGTTATCGTCATTAATCATACTGATTACCTTAGTAACGATCCGTCCAGCACCACCTAAATTACGAACTGAGTTTTTAGCATCAGCTACCGATAAAGTCGTTTTGGTTAGGCGGTAATCATTGTATGCGAAATTAGTTGCCCGAGAATTGTAGGCAGCAAGTTGCTGTGACATAACTTCACCATCATAGAAAATATGATCCGCAACAAGTTTGGTTTCAGTTAAATCCATTTCAATAGAAGATCCAACATCAGTGTTATTAGCATTTACAGATACGCGACCACCTACCTGATCTTCCCATACAAGATCGATGGTGACTGCTTGTTTCATGGCGAATAATGGTAAATTAAGACCTCGCATAAAAGGGAATAATTCCGCAAGCGTCACAGAGAATACTGGAGCATGGTTTACGTCCTGCTGAACAGGGCATTCTAAATCACTATCAAAATAATCATTGATGTTACCAAGACCATAGGTGTCGGCAGAAGTATTGGAATGTGCCCCACCAGTATCATTGTATCGGAACTGGTGAGCCATCGCTCTTGCCGACATAAATGATTCGCGTTCTTGGTTAATTTCATTGGAAAGGAAAATACTTGAATATGCAGTGAGATGGTTGTAATCATCTGTTTCAGAGATAGTATTACCACCAACTCTTAGAGTTGCTCTTTTGATTAAGGAATGTACCCCGACACCAAGTGGGAAGAAAGCACCATCGGAAGTAGAAGCATTACCTTTACAGCATAAGGTAATACGGGATCCATCGTGAAGGTATCCCTTGTTAGTCAAGACAAAACGACAGTTGGTTTGGTTATTTACGATTGGATCAAGTACATCACTAGTCACGTCCATAGACATGTTGGTCTGAATAGCACCAACACGGATAAGATCAGGAACATTAGATGAGTCCATTTTAGGAGCAGAAGTAGATACGGTTTCTTGAATAGCAGACATGTTTGATATTTGAAAATATAAAAATAATTTAAAAAAAATAATTTTTCATTAGGACTAATGGAATATATCCATTGATGTTTTTAAAAGACAATTATTTTGAGAACGTATTTGACCGCCCCAACTTTCTTGATATTTTCT